CCCCGGACCAAACCAAATCCTGGTCTTTGTAAATAGCGGAAATCTTATCAATAGGCCCGAGGCAAATGCCCAGGGCGAACGTCGCATAGTATTTGTGTCCGACGACCACTTCCCCGCCGCCTCCGCCGCCACCTTTGCCGCCTTCCATGTCCTGCGTGATTTCCTCGGAGCGGTCACAGCATTGGAAAAGATAGTTGCCGGTCAGCTTGACGCACCCCAGGACCTCCGGAATTGCAATGCCAAACTTGTTCGTGGCAAACTTCAAAGCTTGCGGGTCTTGGTGTCCGGCCTTGGGGTCTTGTGGAGCCATAAACGCCGTGGCGACCAACGCACCAACGACGATTGCACCAATGGCAAACGAGATTGCGCCTATGCCCATGTCAAAAGCCTCATGTTGTATTTACGGCGGTGGAACCATGTTTCATCGGTAAGCTCGAACCGTTCCACGCCAATGCCAATCACGGAATGATAGACCCACCTTTCCCACACAAATCCGGCGTGGCTGACCGTGCGCCCAAAGTAAAATAAGAGCAGGTCCCCGTTTTCCAGGTCGTCAACGTGTCGTTCTTCGACGCGCATCTGCCGCCGTATCTCGCGCAACAAGATGGATTCCATGTTGTGCAAATGCCAGTCTTTGGGGTAGTCCGGGACCTTAAACCGCTCACGGTAGCCGACATTTCGCAAGACGCCCACGACAAAGCCGATGCAGTCCGCGCCTCGACCTTTGACGGACGCCCTGTGACGGTAAGGGGTCCCAAGCCAAGAATCCATCTCAGCTTTAAGATTGGCTTTTGCTTCATCTGTTCCGAAAAAATAGCTCACGACATGCGCTCCGACGGGTTCGCTTGCGGTATGTACGGGGTCCCAAAAAAGTTGTTTACGTTGTCGAACTTATCCCGGCAGGTTTCAATCCGCTGGTCGCACCCCGCGTAGAGCTTGACCCCGGCCCCTTCGGCCATCTCGTTGAACGGATACTGAACGGTGATATTCAGCCCGACGTGAGATATAATCATCCGCTTTTGCCCCTGGAACTCTACCCACCCCAGGCTGAAATACCCGTCTCCGAAGGACGAAAACGAGTATCCGAACTTGACCTCCAGGGTTTCGCCTTCGGTAATGTTTCCGTCCGACAACACCGTGACCTCGTTTCCGGCCAGGGTGTAGTCTATGCCCTCGTCGTAGCCGGTTACGGTGACATAGGTGGGCGAAGGGTAGCCGACGGTGAACGCTTCGCCCAGGTGCGCCGTGTGCGTCTCCACGTCTTCCTGAGAGTCGTCGAAAGAAAGCACTTTCCCGGTTGTGTCCGGCGTCGCCAAAGCCAAAAAGGAATGGTCCTGGACCGGGATTTTGCAGAACCCGTCAAAAAGTGTGTTGTTGCAATGCGGTTGATAGCGGTAGCGCGGGATTTCCATTTGCAGAAACTTTTGGAACCCGGCGAACTCCCCTTTTGCGGTGGCCCCCTTGAACGACACGGACAAGCATTGGCCCATAAAGAGGACCATGACCTCGCTCGGGTCGTCCCGGTGTACCCGCATCAGTGACACCCAAAGCTGTTCCGTCGGTTGTTGCGCGAGATAATCCCGAAAGGCTTCGTCAATGTGTCCGGCAGTCACGGACAGCTTTGTTGCTTGAAGCTCGGTGTCGTAGCTCAGATTTTCGCGGGTAATTCCTGCCGGAACGTATTCTTTGCCGTTGAACGTGACAGGCTCGTCCCCGGAAGTGTAGTACCAATGCCGCCCGGTTTCCGAGTCTTCCCATAAGTGGAAAAGCTCGGCGGGGCGGACCTCTTTGGCTTGCTCGTTGGCTTTATAGTCGTCTGACACGCTACGCATTTGCGTCCCCTAACAGCGATTTGATTTTTACGGCCCCGGCCACGGAGTCTGTCGTGGTCCAGTCCATTTCAAAAGCATCATTGTCGAACCGGGCCGGAGTAATAAAAGACAGCTTGCAATAGTCCGGGCCTGGACAGTCCTTTCCAGGTGCAGAGTCCAGGGTTATCGTGCCGGGTCCGGCGTTGTAGGCGGTAATCTCCCGACAAACCACCGTGCCGTCAGCATAGACAAGGGCCAGGAACCGGCCCAAGTCGCCACAGGTTTGAAAGAACTCCCCGAAACCGGAGTCAACCACGGGCAGGTCGGTTGCCGACGCTGAGAACGGCCCTGAGAGCTTTAAATCACTGACGTGGCTCGGCCCCCAAAACGTGCCCAGGCGTCCCCGGCAGTGCCGGAATAAATCGAGGGTCTTTTTCAAAATGCCCCGGTCAAAAGCTTGCCAATCCCAATCGTAGGTCAGTGTGGGGTAGTCTTGCGGGGAAAACCGATTGCGCGGTCCCCATGCCTGGAAGTCGTCAACGTCGCGGCCTACGGCCATGTGCAACGACCCGGAGAAGTCCACCAGGGAAGGCAACAGCGGCAAGCCTTGGTATGTCTGCAACGCCGAAATGTCCGGCGCGGGGAGGGCGATTTGCTCCGCGTGGGCTTCTTCAAAGCGCACGGTCACGGCCAAGTCGTCAGCAGTGCCGGATTTGGCGGTCAAGCTCGGCTCAAGCCAAGCCTGGAAGAACGGCAACACGAGCGTCCCGACCGGCCACGGGTAGACAGCCCCGGTGTCCAGGGTCAGGGTTGTGCCACCCGCCACGGTCCCGGTCACGACTTCGTAGGCCCCTTGCCCGTTGGTCAAAACGACGGCTCCGTCAAAATGCCGGTACGCCGTGGTGGTCACGGGCAAGGACAGGGCCCCGGCCTCCACGTCGGCGGTCAACGCCACCACATCCGGCCAAAAAGGGACCCCAAAGATTTTGTCCTGATTCTTGTAGAGCGCGAGACGCGCCCGGATTGCCTCGGCAGGGTTCCGGGCTTTGCCCGTAAATCGGAGCGACTTGACCGGCAACGAGCGAAGGCTGACCCGCTTCTCTTTGCCGGTCAGCCCCCGCTTTGTCAGTGTGTCGTAGCGGTATTCTACCTGCATTTTTTCCGCCCAATCGGGCCGGAGGAAGAAAACGTCTGCGGCAATCATCCCTGCAAAATCCTTTGTACGCGCCGCTTTTGCGACGACATGACATTCAGGACGGCGTTCTGCCCCGAACTTGACGCCATGTAGCGGTCAAGCTCGGAACGGTCCATGACATTCACGATTGTCACGTCTCCCGCGTCACGTCCGGCAGTCGTTCCGGCCCCCGCGCCAACCTGCCCGCCGTAGGCAAAACCGGCCTTGGCATACGCAGGGCGGGAAGACGGCAGGGCCAAACCAGAGAACATTTCTCGCGGGATAGCCCGCTGGCGCAGGGCTTCCATTACATCCAGGCCGTAGTGCCGCACCGTGGGCCGGTCCATCATGTACTCGCCGGGAGTCGCCCGGATAGTCACATTGTCGGAACGGTCCCCTTGACGCGGACCCTGGATTTCGCCGCCGTAAGCGTACCCTTCCAGGCTTTGGCTCTTGATTGCCGCGACACGGGCCATGCCCGCCGCAATAGCCGAACCCGCCGCCGCCGCGCCAAGGGCAGGGCCAACGTAGGGGATAGAGGCCATAGAAGCGTAAGCCTCTTGAGCGGCCCGGTAGGTGTCGATTATGGTCTGCGTGATCGCCAGGGCTTTGTAAGCTTGCAACGCCTGCTTATTCCGCAACACGCCGGATTCGTAGAGCCCTTTCATTGTGTTCGCCAGGTCGCCAGTGAACTTCGACGCCCAGGACAAGCGCTTGTCGAACATTTCCCGTTGCATCTCGCCCTTGCGCCGCTCCAAAGCCATTTCTTGCGCGGCCTGGGCTTCCAAAATCTCCTGCTTGCTGGCCCCGTAGTCCTTGAGTTGTTGAAGCTCTTGGGCGTGTTTGTTCCGTAGCCGTTCCAGTTCAGCGTCTTGTTGGGCTTGCAGGTCGTTTTCCCCCGCGCCCCGCGCTGAAATGTCCGTCAACAAGCTTTCCCGGTTCCGACGGTCTTGTTCGCGCTTTTCACGGGCTTCTTCCTCGGCCAGCCCAAGTTCAATGACCTTCTGTTTTCGTTCTTCCAGCTTTTGGACAATCTCGTCCTCAGCCTTGAGCATGGTCTTTTTGGCCTGGATAAGTAGTTGCTCACGCTCTTTGGCGTCCGACGTGACGGCGGCTTGCTCACGCAACCGCCGCGCCTCGGCTTCTGCCGTTTCGCGCAACGATTTGATTTCGGTGTCAATCGCTTCCAGTTCCAGTTCCCGCTTGCGCTCGAAGTAGTCTTCTACGTTGATTGCGTGACGTTCGTATTGAGCGTCCAAAGCGGCCAGCGACGTTTGAGACTTCGCCAGCGCACGGGAAAGCGCACTTTGAAGCTTGACGGCCTCTGTGAGCTTGGCAGTCACTTCTTCCGAGGTCGTACCCGTGTCGTCCGGTTTCGGCCCACCAGAACCCTTGTCCGGCGCGTTCTCGTTGGTTTCAAATATCTTGGCGAGTTGCTTCTTGAGTTTGTCTTGCTGTTCTCGGAACCGGCGTTGCCACCCGGCAAAAAAGCCCTCGGCATTTTCTTCCCCGGCTTCTTCACCGTCTCCTTTGTCCATCGCCTTGAGTTCTTCCCGGTCCTTGGCCCGCTCCCGTTCCAGGGCCTTCTCGAAAGTGTCTTCATCGCTAGCCTCACGCCAGGAAATACGACCCTCTGTCCAATACTGGATGCCCTGGTAAGCATCTTTGATTTCCCCGGCGAGAAACGCCGCGCCGCCAACCAGGATTTTGCCTTTCTTCCCGCCCAAGAACGCGGCCACAATGCCGATTTCCTGGACCCACGTTGGAAGACTACGAAAGCCGTCCCACATTTCGTTCAGGGCGTCCCAAATATCGGACAAGGGCTTCTGCAGGGTGTCCACGACGGTTGCCGTCTGGCCCGCCAAGGTCTGGATTGCCGCGCCCAGGCCGTCAATTAAGCCGGTAATAAAAGAGACAACCTGCTCTTTATTTTCTCGGATGGTGGCCGTGGTCGCCTGTATCGCCGCTTTGAGCCGAACCTTGTATTTGTCGAAAACGTCTATTGCTGTGCTTTCAATTACGCTGAAAAGCTCTTTTTTTGCATTTCGCGCTGTAGACCGGAACGTGGCCGCAAGGTCCGTGCTGGCCCCTTCTGCTTGACGAATGTATTCAATGTACTGGCGGACGGCCTGAGAACCCGTGCCAAACAAGGCGTTGATTGCAACCCCGGCCCGTTCCCCAAAGAGGCTCATTATCTCGTTGGCTTCGGCTCCGCGCTCCTCCAAAAGCTCCAAAGCGTCAACAAGGTCTTTAGTTTCGCCATTCGCCTTTTTTGCGGACACTTCGTAATAGTCAAAGACCTTGCTGGCGTCCTGGAACGCCCCTTTGAGTTGTGTACCCGCTTGTGACGCCTGGATACCGTTATTGCCCAAGATGCCGATTAAAGCCGAAAGCTCGGCAACGTCGTAGCCAAATCCAGCCGCAACAGGGGCGGCGTATTTAAAAGATTCGGCCATCATTTCGATGTTGGTGTTGCTTGACGTGGTGGTCTGAACAAAGGTGTCGTTGACACGAGACAGTTCTTCCACCGGGAGCCGCATGGCAGACAGGGCGTTGGTGGCAATGTCCGACGCCCGCGCAAGGTCGATTTGTCCAGCCGTGGCAAGGTCCAAAACACCCGGGAGGGCCTTGACGGACTGCTCGGCTGTCATGCCCGCCATAGACATGAATTTCAGGGCTTGCCCGGACTGTGATGCTGACCATTCCGTGGTTTCGCCCATTTTTCGGGCCTGGGCTTCCAACGCTTCAAACTCGTCACGGGTGGCGCGGGCTATGCCAAGCACCTCGGTCATGGTCTGTTCAAAGCCCTCGCCAGCTTTGTAGATAGACCGTGCGGCAAGCCCCGCGCCGATTCCCGCAATGGCGGTTTGCAACGAAAAAAAGGCGTTCCTCGCCGCGTCAGCCCTGGTTTTCAAGACCTCTACGCTACGAGCAACGCCTTTTACTTGTCTCGTGGCCCGGTCACGCGCTTTAATTAGCAGTTCAATGGTGTTGTCACGGGCCATTTATCCATTCCTTCCAGTGCTTGTCTTTCATGTAATAAGCGAAGCGACAGGCAAGAGCGGTGTCTTTCATTCGCTCCTGCCTGAGCTTCGTATTTTCCTCACAGGCTAGGCAGAAGGCGGACCATCCGTAGCTCCAGGCGTGTGTGTGCCCGTCTTCAATGAGCCGAAAAACGAGTTGTAGAAGTCGGCTACGACGGCATCCTTCATCTGCGCCAGGACGCTGTTCAGACCTAACGCCCTGGCTATCCTGAAAAAAGAAGCGTTCACCTCTTTCCACTTCTCAAAGACCGTTTCCAGTTCGGACGGGGCCATTTTCTGCATGTCTTCAACGCTCAGGTCCGTTGCCTTCGGCAAGTGCCGTTGGGCCAGGGTCCAAAAGTTGTCCCCTTCCTGGAAGTCAAACATTTCAAGAACGTCCTGAACTGTAAGTTCTTTGACGGTGATTTCCCGGTCATCAATGCGTACTACGTCGCGCTTCCTCATTTATTCCCCCCTAAGCACCGGCAGACAGATTGACGGCCTCAAAGAACGGGGCGGCAGGGTGGTTGTTCCGGTCGGCCTGGAACTCTGCATCCACCGACAGTTGGGCAATGTCCTCGGAAATGAACGGGAGTTCGCCGGACAAAGAGAGTTCGACCTTCCAGCCGCGCACCTGCCAGTTCGGGCCAATGTCAGGGTTGCCGACAAAGTACAGTTCCCCGGACGTGGAGCTTTCGGCCAGGGCATTGACGGTGGAAATGTCCAGGGCCGCCGCGTCTGCGGAGACGTAGCAGGTTCCAGAAATCGACCCGGTAGACAGGGCCATAATCATCCCGGATTCCCGGTTCACAAGGTAATCCACGCCTTCCTCGTATTGCGTGGTGGGGCTTAAGGGGTCGTCCTCGACAACCACATTGGACAGCCGCATGGTCCCCTCTTGGATGGGCACATACTGGTCGGCAACGGTGGTCACTTCTACACCGTCCAGGGCCGAAGATGATTGTGAAGACGTGCTTGGGGTTCCGCCCATAAGCACAAGGTTCATGTTCTGAACGGAGAACTCCTCCAAGGTGATGCTGGAGCTTGCAGTCTTCTGCGTGACTTTGGACAAGTCCTTTTCGCGGGTTCCGGCCATGCTAGAGTAGTGTTCGGCCTTCTCAAGTTCGACAGAGATAGAAAAAGCGGGACAGTTGCCCAGGTGCATGTAGCCGGTTGCACCGTCGGGCTTGAAAAACAATTCGCCCTTTCCGTACATATAGTTTTCAGTGTTCGGGCTGACAGGCATTTGCGGCCTCCTAGTCGTTGTAGTGTTGTCCGATTGCAAGGCGCACGACATAAAGGGAAATGCCGTGCATATCGCTGTAAGCAAGGGCTTCCTGGCCTGTAATTCTCACCGGCATTAAACCGGAAGCCAAGACTACCTTCCGCAAGTTCGCATGAAGCCATGAAAGCATAGCGTAAGTTCCGGGGTTGTTTGCGCCACCGCGCCGTGATTCACGCGGCTTGTAAGAAAGGTCCCCGACAAACAAATCCCAGGTTTGATTCTCAAAGGTCCGGCGTTGGGTTTCGTCAAACGACGATTCGACATACGCCGGGAAAAGTGCGGGCCATTGCGCCACAATGCTATTCAAGTCCTGTTCGAGTTCGCCTTGATACTCGCGGATAGTGCGGACCCCAATGCCCTCCGCTTCTTGGAGTTTGGCAAGCAAAAGCTGTTCAACGTCCAAAACACTATATGGCATAAAGCCTCAGCCCCGCAGACGGACTTGGTTCGGCTTCCTGGCCGTCCGCTTTGACCAGGGCCGTCTTGCCGTCCCGCACGTCTTCCAAAAACGCCAGGGCGTTCTCGTATTTCAGCTTCCGGGTCGGGCTGATTTCCTCTTGAACACGGGAAAACAGGTGGAAAATCGCCATGTCCACGCACAAATCCCGCGCCCGGTCAGGCACAGGGTCAAGGGGGAGGTCGTAAATGCCCTCTAGGCGGGCGTCGATTTCGTCCGTGGCCCGGTCCAGGGCCGCGTCAATCCGTGCCCCCACTTGCAACCCGTCACCCTCGTCATCCACCAACGGAACAATCTTGGCTTCGGGCAAAGCTTCGTACAGGTCATCTATCGTGGCGTAGGCCATGTCTGCCTCACAGTTGGGTCGTGAGTTTGATAAGCGCGAGGGCCGTTCCGAGCATTGTCAGGCCCATTGGAATGACGACCACCCACAGGTATTTGATTTGATTTCGCGGGCAACCGGCTTGCCATTGTCTGACCTGAGCCAACGGGCCGTCAGACGCGCAAAGAGAGTCGATTTTGCCCCACATTGCCGACTGCTGGTCTTGCAGTTGCCGGATTTGTTCGTCCTGGACAGCGATTTGCTGAAGCGTCGATTGTATGCTGTCCAGCTTTTCACCCTGGCGTTCCAGGTGTCGTCCCTGTTCTTGCAGTTGCCGGTTAATGTTTCTGATAGCATCGTCTTCGGTCATTCGGCTTCGTCTCCGGCGTCTAACTGTTGTTTCAAAACGTCGAGGCGATAAATCCAGTTCCAGAGTGCGGGGTATTCTGATTCAGGGAGTCGTCGGAGTTCATCAGCGACTTTGGGACCGGCCTCCGGCCAGGGCGGGCAATCGTTATAGTTCGCCGTCGCGCATCCGGCGCAAAATATCAGCGCGAGAAGCACGGCGGCGAGCAGCGATTTCCAGTTGCTTGCGTTGTATCCGGGCCGCATTTTCGGCGTTCTCCTTGGTCACAGAGTCTTTCCCGGCCTTGTAGGTCAGCAGGTACGGCAGGGCGGACAGGATTTGCCCCAGGACCGCCCCTATTGCTTTAATCAGTCCCGCCACCGGCATTGTCGGCCTCGTTTGCTACATCAAGGTATGCTTCAATCCGCGCCCGGAGTTGTTCAGGCGTGTAACCTAATTTTTTGGCGGTCTTGGGGCCGTTGTCAGCAACGTATTGCAAGGCTTTCCCGGCAATCTCGTTGTCCACATGGACACCCACTTGATTGCCCACCAGGCCCTTGACCTGCCGCCGTGCAAACCGGACCCCCTCGGTGATAATCCGGTCCAATTCCGGTTCCAGGGAGTCGAGTTTGAACTTGTGGGCCAGCCACGACGCGGCCCAGGACCCCAGGGCCATGAGGACCATGCCCAGGATTTCCACTCCGTAATTCATCAGCGGTGCAAGGTTCACGTCCATTTTCACCATCCTTTGGCTTTGTCAGCCGCGTGGACCGCTTCGGTGAGCCGGAGCGGACTGTAAAGATACTCTGAGTTGCGCCGGGTCCAAACGATACGCGGCGATTCATTCCGCATGTCCAGGTGCCAGCCCGGAGAGTTCCAATCCGGGTAAAAGCCAATGCCGCCAAATTGCGTCATGGACAAAATACAGGCCATTTGCACCGCGTAAGACACCACCGGCTCAAAATGCAGGTCCACCGCTTGCCCGGTGTAATGATACGATTGCGGACTGTGGCCGCCTTGCGACCAACAGACATGGATATGGATTGGCACGTCTTTGCCGGATACGGCAGAAATGAAGCCCCGTAGCTCGTCCACGGCATGGACCAACAAGGGGCTTGCTTTGCGCGGGTCGTCGCCCCATTCTTTCGGCAGGAAATGTTTGACTTTGCTCCAGTTCGTCATGGCTCCGCCTTGTGGTTATAGTGTGGGGAACCGGGCAGGAGGACGGGACCCGGTTCCCCTTGAGAGGGAGCAGGGGTTAGGAGGTTACGGTAGCGTAGACAATGGCTTCCGGTTCCCACAGTACGGGCAGAGGGCGGGATTCAGCCAACATCCACAGGCCGGACGGGTCCTTTTCCAGCCAGGACTTGGAGAAATACTCACCAACCACGCGGGCGTTGGCATCCAGGTCCAGAATGACCCCGTGTTCCAGGGTGATGCGGGCGTTGGGGTTAATGAAAATGGCGACATTGGAGGGTATGACCGGGGCGGTCGTGCCGCTACCGTCGGTCAGCTTTTTGGCGTAGCGGTAAAACTCAATGCCGTAGCCGTTGCCCAGGTAGTCGTTGTTTACGTCCCAGGACAGATTACCGGCGTTGACCCGGCGGGCGTCGAACCACTTGCTATCTTTGGCATGGGCCAAAAACGCCTTGGCCGCGTTTGCGCCCATGACGCACATGGTCGGGCCGGAACCGGACCCTTCCGCGATAAGGTCCGCCCAGGTCTGCAAGTCGGCCTCAACAGTCGGGTCCGTGTCGTCCCAAAGCGGGGAGGCCGTCGGCTTGTGCGCGGAGGGCATCAGGTAGTCGATTTCAAAGGCGAGGTTGTCTTGCGCCACAGTGATGGTGCCGGACAGGGCTTGGCCGCACATCCATTCCTTGGTGATATCCACACGGCGGCGCAGGTCGGTCAGTTCCTGGCCCACTTTACGCTGGCGGGCACGGTTAATGTCCCCAGCTCCGGTGGCGTAGAAGGTTTGTCCGGCGGGCCGGGTGGTCAAAAGCTCTTGCGCGGTGAACTGCTTTTTGGGGCGAACGCGAGGCGTTTTGACGCTCCGCATTTCCTGGCCCAGCTTGCCGACAACCGTGCCGCCTTCAACGGGAGACACAAACGGCACGACTTCCTTGCCGCCCAGGGTAATGTCCACGTCGATTGTGTCCGTCTCGTTGGAGTTCGATTCGGAAAAGATGGTGGACAAAAGCATCTGCGGGGCGGGCTTGACCGCGTTAATGGCGCGGGTCATGTTGCGCCATTTGAATTCGTCAAAAGGAATAGGCATCGTCTATCTCCCTTTATTTGTTGTAGATTCCAGCGGCTTCGAGTTGGTCCAGGGCCGCAGTCTGTTCGGCTTCGGTAATGCCGTCGTGCGTCCAGACCAATTCGTCAGCAATGACCACACCGTGGACCAGGGCGACAGCGGGCTCGTCGTTGGTGTCGTCCACGGTTACGTCGTCGAGCAGGACCACGGCGGCAGTCTCGGAGCCGTCGGCGGCGAGCGGGTTCAGGCCCGCATACAAGCCGGAGGCGGTGATTTTCCCCAGGACCGTGCCGCGTGTGTAGATGGCTTCCGCGCCGGTGGTGGCAATGGTAATTGCCTTGGTCACGGGCGGATGGTCGCCCAACACCGTATTCGGGGTCACCGAGTTACTATTGATTCCAAAGTTTTGAGTCATGATTGCGCTCCTTGTCGTTCAAAAGTTGTTCAGACGGGCAGGGAAGGGGCTTATTCTTGCCCGGTCATGGCTTTAATCAGGTCGTCGCAGTAGCCCTCTTGCTCGCCCTGCTTCGTCCCGGGAGTCTGCTTTTCCAGGGCTTCGATGCGTTCCGTGAGCGGCTTGGTGGCGTCTTGTACCGCTTTGGTGACGGCTTCAGCGGTCAGTGGTTCCGGGCTTTGGCTTTGGTCGGTGTCGCCTGTATTGGCCTTTTCAAGCACGTCCAGCCGGTCAGTCAGGGGCTTGGTGGCTTCGGCAACAGCTTTCTTCACGTCTTCGTAGGTCATCTCTTCATTCTCCTTACCTTTTAAGCGATTGAAAAACTTGGCGAAAAAACCCTTTTCCGATTTTTGTTGCTTGGAAAAGCTCGCCAGCATTGCGGCTTTAAATTGGTCCAGTGTGTCGGAAATTGCGGTTTGCTTGTCGGTTACGTCCTCGTCGGACAAGATTGATTCAATGGCCCGCCGCAGAGCCCAAAAAAGGCCGTCGGCATTTTCCGAAGCGTTTGCGGTGTCAAAGTCAAAGGCTTTTCGCGCTCCGTCCGCTCCGTCCGTTTGAATAAAGGTCGCGCTTCCGGCCATGCTCAAGCCCTGAATTTCGCCCTTCTTGACCGCTCCCCAGGTTTCATCGTTGTCGATTTTGATTGCGACCACCCACGTCCCGGCTTTCTCGTCGGGGAACATGGGGTCTTGCCCGCGCAAGATAAAGCTCTCGGCAACGTGCGCCCCTTCTTGCGGGCGAAAGTCGTGGTCTTTATCCACGTTCCGCACGAAAGCGTTTGCCAGAAAGTCGTGCGCGGCTTTCTCAATGTCCTCAGCCGAGGCCCAATCCCCGTGCGCGTCTTCGTCGTCCGGCGCGTAAACCACGCCGTACAGAAGGCGTTTGTCTTCGTCGGTCTTAATGAGGCGCAAAAAATCCTCTTTGTCCGACTTGGCCGGGGCGTCTGCGCTTTTCCAGACAACGGTTCGCTTGTTTGCTCCCTTGGGGACCAGGGAAAGGAAGTTGATTTTCAAATCGGTCAGTTGCGGCATCGGTGTTCCCCCTTGATTTGTTGCCCAAATGGGATACAAAGACAAAGCATTTGTCCACCTTGAGTTGTACGGACACACCCAAAACTGTACCTTTTTGTCTGTAAGGCGTACTCAAAGTTGCTAGTGTCCGGTGAAAAGCAAACCGGAGGTAGAAAATATGGCAAGTGAAGCGTTTGGCGGGGCGAAAACCGTTTTTGTTGCGAAAGTAAGTCCATTGCGGAAAGAGTCTGTGCAAATCGAACAAGACGACGTTGGAGACATTATTTCTCCGCCGCAGAACGACGAATACGGCGACGTGCGCGAGTATTGTCTTGGACTGCAAGGGGTGAACTCGTACCATGACCTTGCTGTTCAAACCAAAAAGGCTTGCACGGTAGGGCTCGGGATTGACCTGTTGGAGACGGACGGCTCAGAAGAGGCCGTCATGGACAGGCTTTCGGAAGTCAACGAATACGGGCAGAGCTTTTTTGACGTTGCGGCCCAGGCCGGGGAAGACTTCTTTGCTGGCGGGGCCGGGGCTTTGGAAGTGGTGCGGGACCGTCGAGGCCGCGCCGCTGAGTTGTATTACATGCGGTCCCAGGACGTGCATTTCCGGCCCCGTGGCTCAAGAACCCCTTTCTACTACATGGAAGAAGGTATTTTGACGCCGTGGGCGCGGTTCAAGGCCGGGGAACGCGACGAAAACAGCATCCTGTACGTTCCTCTGTTGACCAACAAATCGCGCCTGTACGGTATCCCGGACTGGCTCGGTGCAATCCCGGACATTGAACTGGACTACTACGCCGTGCGCTACAATCAACGGTTCTTCCTGAACTCCGGGGTCCCGGATTTGGCTATCGTGGTCGAAGGCGGGGAACTTGGAGAGGAAGGCGAAAAGGCCGTGCAGGAGTTCTTGCGGAGCAATTTCAAGGGCGTGGACAACGCGCACCGGGTCTTATACCTGCCAATCCCCGGCGAAGACGTGACCGTCAAGTTCGAGAAATTGGCGTCGCAGTTGAAAGACCAGGATATGAGCTTTGAAAAGCTGCGGATGCAGTGCCGGGATAACATTCTATCTTCTCACCGAATCCACCCCCGCGTTGCAGGTGTCGTACAGTCCGGGCAGTTGGGCGGGTCCGGCGAAGTGTACGGGCAGTTGCAAATGTTCCAGGAAACGACCGTCGCCCCGTATCAGCGGCTTTGGGAGGCCAAATTGCGCCCCGTGTTGGCCGACTTCGGCGTCAAGGACTTCCGGCTCCGCTCTCTGGACCCGAACGTGACGGAGAAGCCGTCCGAAGCCCTGCCCAAATATGTTCAGGCCGGGATACTCGACGCGGAAGAAGCGCGGGAAGAACTTGGCTACGCCCGGAGGGAAGAAGACCCCGAGGAACGGACAGAAAAGGGCCTCATTCGGTCGCTTGAGGCGTTCCGTAAGGCAAACACCGGGGAGGGTGGCGCATGAGCCTGGAAAGCCAAATTGCGCTTCAGGTGGCGGAAAAAATCAGAGACGCGGCCACCAAACAGGGGCGCATACCGTTCAAGACCGGGGACCTGAGGAAGTCCATCCAGGCCAGCCTTGTCCGTCAAGGCGTCGCCACAGTCGGGTCAAACCTGTCCTATGCCCGTGCGGTCCACGACGGACGCGGCCCGGTCACAATCCGGCCCAATATCGACAAGAACCCGCCACGCGGGGAGCGCAAAAAATACCACAGCAAGGCGTGGTATCAGCAACACCCCGAACGAGCGCGACTCAAGTTCAAAATCGGGAACCGTGTCGTGTATGCAAAGGAAGTGCGGCAACCGGCTCGGAAAGGTCAGCCGTTTCTTACAGAAGGGTTGCGAGAAGTGCAGAGAGAGGGATTTGAATTTCTCTATCCATTACTGCGGGATAACCTGAATAAAAAGATTGCGCGACATATAGTTGATACGATAAAGATTGACTTGCTCTGACGGCCAGTCCCGTTCTGCATGCTCTTGTGACCTCACTGACTCCTGTGGCAAAAGCCCCGGCCCCCAACGCCGGGGTTTTTGCTTTTTATTTGCCGTCAATCGGTTCTTGCGAGAACTCGGCAACCGTGATTGTCCGGCACCGGGCATGGTACGGCGGTGGGCCGACCTTCCCTTGTGTAACGGCCTCTCGCCGCCCCTGTGCCGTTTCCAGGCGTCCCGCTTGCTGGTCAGACCACCAGGGCCACGCCTCTTTTATCGCCTCCTTGTCCCGGCTTTCTGCCGCCTTCATGTAGTTATCCACGAATTTCCGTTGGTGTTCAACGGAAATAACCGTGCCGTGCAAGTTTCGGCAGATTGCCGTGGTCCGGTCGTCCAGTTGTGCCTTGACCCGGATTGTCTTCACCCCGGCCTGTTCGTACCCGGACACGCGGCCAATTTCGCGGATTTTGGTCGCCGTGTGGTCCGCGAAGAAGTCCCAGTACGCACGGGACCGCCGCGCAATCCCCGCCGTGGTTTCTTCCAACGCCCAGGACAAGTCTTCCCTGGTCCCCTCGACCCCCCGGAAGTGTTCGCGCAGGCCTTCTTCAAGCTTTTCTTCCAGGTGGTCGTTGAAATGCTCCCCAATCCAGAACTTGGTTTCACCGGTCAAGACTTTCAGGCTTTTCACGTCCGGGTCCTGGAACTGCCACGCGACACCGGGGACGGCCTTCGCCCCGGCTTCGCCGCCGTTCCGGTACGCGGCCTCGGCGTGGTCCTCCACGTCCGCGCCCACGACTTCGGCAAAGCGGTGGCCCAGGCGGGTCCGGTAGTGGTCCCGAAGCCAGTCTTCAATCTCCGGGACCGACGCCTTTGTGCGTTGCAGGTAGCGGATGCCGTCGATTGTGGCTTGACGTAGTTGCCGCTGAAAAGAGTCGCGCAGGACTTGGCGCATGGACCGCACGATTTCGTCCAAGTCGCGGGCCTTGAGTATCGTTTCCGCCTCTTTTGCCAGGGCCAGTGTTACGAGCGAGGGATTGGACATGCCGGCCTTCCTTCGTGCGTTTGAAACCGTGTCAGACAGGTGTTGCAACGGCGATACCTGGACACGACGGTTCCCATGTCTTGCACTTTCCCGTCGATGGTCGTGTGCATTGAATTGCAGTTGGGGCAAAACACAAGTTCCTCGGTCTGATACGGTTGTTTGCACCAGTGGCATTTGCGGATTCGCAAAAGTCGCCACCGCACGATTTCCTTGTCTACGATTGTTGACTTCTTCCGGCCGCAATGCGGACACTCCATGTCTACCCCCTCAAAACTTTGGCCCCGGAGACAACCTTGCCTTGTCGCTTGGCAAGATACTCCAGGGCTTGTGTTGTCATATCGACTTGATCGTCGTTTTTCGCCGCAGGAAAGCGGCAGAGTTCTTCTAAATAGTCGTCCACCCAGGGCGCATCTTCGGGCAGGTAGACATTTCCGGCTTCGACTTGTGGCGACACGGCCCGCGCCCGGACCTCTTTGCTGGCCTTGTTCACCTGTTGAGCAATAATTGGGGCCTTGATTTCCCGGTCCCGCTTCAAATCCTGGACCAGAGACTTCCCGGAAGCCATGTATTCCACAAGGATAGCATCGGGTTGCCATTTTTTGTACTCCCGGATAACCGCCCGCTTCAAGTCCGGATATTCCAGGCGTTTACGGCATACATCGCGCAAAAAGTAACCCACCCCATACTCGTCCCAGGTCCCGCCCACGGTCCAGTCTGCAGAGTCGTTGTCTTCGTAGGCCGTGTCCCATGACTGGATTCGGAGTTTACGCTTCCGTGGTAGCTCCCGATAAAACTGCCACCAATTCCAATGAAAGATTCCGCCTTCCTCAGACACAGGCCGTTGTTGGTACAGGCTGTTCCACCAAAAGGTGCCCAGGTCCGACTTGGTGTCCGTGAGCCATTTCAGGTTGTAGCGTTCCGGCCACAGGGCTTCGCCGCGCTCCCGGCCCAAAAGGTCATCGTCTTCCGCAATGGCCGGGAAGTTGACTTCCTCAAACGGTTCAATCTCTCCGCGCCGGGACAGGTCCAAAAGCCGCCCGGCAAGATCGTCCTCGTGCCAGCGCGTCATAATAATTATTATAGCCCCGCCGGGTTGAAGCCGGGTCTTGGCCGTGGCCCGGTACCAGTTCCATGTCTTTTCCCGGTACGTCGGGGACATAGCTTCCTGGTCGTTCTTCACCGGGTCGTCGATAAGGAATACGTCGGCCCCTTTACCCGTGACACCGCCGCCGACGCCCACGGACCACATATAGCCGCCCTGGTCCGTGCGCCAGAACTGGCCGGAGCGCGTGTTGGGGTCCACATCGACACCAAAGACAGTCGGCCCCCATTCTTTCAGCGTGTCGCGGGCTTGTTTGCCCCAGGTCTGCGCGTAAGACGACTCGTAACTTCCCAGAATAACCTTTTTTTTGGGAAAATTGCCCAAGAACCACGATGGGAAATATCTTGACGTGAACTCGCTGTTGTGAGTTGGAACAAGGTGTTCCCCGACAAGGTAAAGCCCATCCTCTCGAGCAACCTGTATGCACTTACCGGCCTCCGGGCGTGCCTCCCGTATTGCCTTAACACCCCGTCGCCACCGTAAGCTGTTTGACGTGCTAAGTCGTTTTCTTTCAAGTCGTGTTGGGATTGTAAGGTCCGCTGAAAACGTAAGCTGGTAAACTGTTTTTTTGCCGTTAATACCAGAGCTTGACACAGTTGGAGCATAAGACGCGATTGTTGCCCTCCACCCAAGAGACCTTACGAGCTTCGCTGTATCTTGTACCAACCTATGGTTGACGTTTGAAAAGCAATACCTTTTTGTCTTTTTGTGAACGTATCCGTCAGTGTCTATAAGGCCAGCTAAAAGCTCAAGCCTTTGCTTTACGGAGGAAACGAGGTACGCGCTTGGAATATGCTTGTTGTTCCACAGACCAAGACTTTCAAGCCCGTGTTTCATTGTTTGAGTAAAATACGTCGTCAATACGCCGGTGTTTTTGTGTTCGCAGACAGCGGATATCCTTTGCCCGTGCTTCACCAAGCTATCAATGACCTGTTTATCTTTGGGCGAATGCGTGATGCACGGCTTGCTCGAAGACCCATCCCCAAGCCAAGCCCCAAGAATGTACGGGTCCAAAGGCAAAAGAGCCTCTTTTCCTTCAATCCGTGGCGTTTCGGGGACTTGCAAGACAGCCCTTTTTTTCTTGCCCCCTGAAAACAAGGTCCTCTTTGCCATTTCGTGCGTTTCCATCGTGCGCCATGCGCCCCTTGAACGGTCGTAAACAACCCATTCATGGCGCGGATGCACCTTTACAGTCGCACCGTCCGTGAACTCGACTTCAAGCGTCGCAAGGTCCGCCGGGGATTCCCCAACAACCATTGCCGCTTTTCCGTCCGGGCCATACACGAAATCCCCAGGGTGAAGCTCGCCATGCGTTGTCCACCCAGAAGGGGCCAAGACAGGCGTGCTGTCAGCTACAAGCTTCCCGTGTTGTGGAGGCATCGAAATAATAAGACGCTGGCACTGCCCCCGTGCGACTTCCAGCAATTTATCGTTCAACGCCGCCAGGTGTCGCGGGAAGACCCAGGCCCCATTACTCGTCAGGTGTGCCCACCACGCCGGGGTAGCTTGAGCCAGGAGCAATGGATTCGAGCAGTTCATTGGCAAGGCGCGACGCCTCCGGGTCGTTGGTAATTCGTTGTGCTATGGATTTTGTTTCGTCGTCTTTTTCTTTGACTTCATGGGAGTCGGTGTGTTGCCCGTAAGCAAGCCGCTCTATGTCGGTCAAAGCCCTCAAAGCCCGAGGCATGTCCAAAATGAGCTTCATCAGGTCGGTGTTTGACCCAAACCGAAGCCGGGTCCCCTCTGCTTTGGCTTCTTCCACTCGCTGTTTCAGGTCTTCAATCGGTTGAAGCAAGGCAACCATCGACTGCGAAGCAATTCGAGCGTGACGCCGCCCCATCTTCTCCATCTCGTCGAGGAAAGCCCCCGATTGCTTTTTGTTTGCCTCCTGGTCCCAAAACGAAATCCGCTCAAGCCACCGCCACCGCACAGACCAAATGCTGAGTTGGTAGATTGTCTTGTAGCCAAGTCGGCTCCGTGCGTTCTCAAGGGACCGCTCGGGGCCAAGCTCCAGGTAAGTCCTGAAAGCGTTGTATGCTTTTGACGTTTCGCCAGGAAGCCGTTCTCCAGGGGAGAAGGACCGAACATTCACGTCCTCGGGCACTAAGCTGGATTTTTTGCTAGGCATGGTTCCGTCGCCTCCTTAGTCGCAACGTAGTAGTAAGGCTCCCCGCACAAAGGCCAAAGCAGGAACCCCGACACGCGGAAAAGGGCCCTGATCAATCGGGGTTTTGCAACGCCGACGTTCTCCCGGTACGCGGCCTTGCCGTGGACGGCATACGCGGAAGCGGACCCTGACAGAAAAGGGCGGTTGTACCCGACAACAAAAACCGGCCCAGGGTGCAAAGCAATGTCCAAGATTGCTCGCCAGGGCAGGTAGTTAATTGCGAACAGGGAAAGAACCCCGTGCGCCGGGTCCACAAGGTACGAAGCATCGCCGCAAACGAACTTTCTGCCGGGGAACTTTGCGCGGCAACGGGCCACCATGTCTTTGTCAATGTCTACGCCGACATAGCCCCGGCACGAAGGACAAAAAGAAGCCCCAAGCCCTGTCCCGCACCCCAGGTCAACCCATGAAGAAGCCTGGAACGCCACGGAACGGAAAGTCCGCCGGATTTCCATGTTCTGGAACGCCGTGCCTGTACTGCTGGTCGTACACTTCGTTGTATTGCCACCCGTGTTCATGTATGGCCTTCCAAATGTCAGAATACGACCAGTCATAAAGCGGGTAAAAAGTATAATGGTTCTTGGCCTTGAGCTTTTTGCCCCATGTCACCCACTTGTACGTTCGCGCCCCTGTCAGTCCTGCTCGTCGCGTTGGGGATTCCTCACACCGGACGCCGCCAAGCATTGCAAAAGGCTCTTTGGGGAACAGGTGGGCCGGATAATAAGAAAACATTTCTTTTATCCGTGTTGTCCCGAAGTTGTTTTCTTTGATTGAAACGGGGTCTTTGTCTCGAAGCCATTCAGCCCCTTCCTCCCAACACCCAATCCAATCTTTTTCGTGTGAAGTGGCGTTGAAAATGAAGATAGGACATTGCAACCAGTGTGGTTCAACGTCGTCCCGGTACATAACGCTTTTGATTACGTCTATTGTCTGCGTGAACTCCGCTTCCTGGTCTATGAAAAGAACAGGCAACGGGGTCCGGCCCATCTCTTTTGCAACCTCTAGCGCAAGGTGAAACGTGACCGTGCTGTCTTTGCCGCCAGAATGGGCAACAAAGACGTTCCCGAACTCCCCAAAGACAAAGCGGATTCGTTCCTTTGCCGCCTCCAAGACGTTCTCGTCCTTAAAGTAGCGCATTCGCCTTTTCCTTCTGTCTGTTTCTTGTCTCTCTTGGTGGCCGGACAACGGTCAGCTTTGTTGCATTAACGGATAATATGCCCCCGGCCAGTGGCCTTGCTTTCTCTTGTGAAAACCCCTTGGAGTTCCCACACGGCCCCGCTGTTTGTTTCTTCAATGTATTTCCCGACAACCCAAGCATCTACGCCTTCCATGCCTTCGCTCCTTCCGTTTGTTTTTGCCGCTGATACCGGCCACAGTAGCCTTGCTGGCACCCACCGACCTCAAAGAACACCAGTTGCGCGACACGGGTTCCAACAGGGATTGAAAGCGTCTGTGGGCCGTGGTTGCAGATTTCAAGCGTGACGTGGCCGGTAAAGCCAGGGTCGAGCCAGCCGGCGGTGACATGGACCGCAAGGCCAAGCCGCCCCATTGTCGAACGCCCGTCCACTTGCGCGGCCAGGGACCGGGGCAGGTTCACGCGCTCAAACGTAGACGCCAGGGCGAATTGCCCAGGGCGCAAGACAAGCTCGTCCCCGTCCACGGTGCTGTATTCCGGGGTTGTTGTCCCTGGACAGACAACCTGTCCCGGACACGGGAAAAGAAAAGGACCCGCCAAGGCCACGTCGTAGCTGGCGGGTTGCAAGGACTGCGGTGAATACGGCTCGACAAGCGCGGTGCATTTTGCGCGGGCTTTGATTTCTGAGTCTCCTAAAATCACCCCTAAACCCCCTGCATTTTATCCCGCGCTATTTGCGCGTAATGGGCCAATCAGATACAGGCACAGTTCGGTCATGGCCGGAAGCGGCACGTCCTCACGCTCTATGGGCCGGATAGCGGCCCGGATTTTGTTCGATAGAGTCCGCAACGTCTTGTGTATGCGCCTCCACGCCTCCCGCGCCTCACGCGGTACGTCGCTTCGCTCCAACATTTGCCCGAGCGGAATAATCGCGCACAGGACTACCATTTGCCGCTGTTGCCAGACCGGCATCCCTTTACTCATAAATCCCCCGTCAGATAGCGCATGATTATCGCCCATGCCTCGTTTGCCCCGTAACAGACCGTGCAGTATCGCCCCTGGCCCCGTAGGGCCTTGAGCCATGCTTTCTGCTCCGGGGTGGCCTTGTTCGGCCAAACCTTCATTTCGATATGCAACCCGGTGTATTTTCCACGCTTGACCGGAAGGTCTATATCCGGGACACCGGCCCGGACGCCTTCAGCCTTGAGCCGGACAGCGGTGGCCTTGTGCCTGTGCCCGCCGTTCGGTACGGCATGGAGCAGTTGCAGTTCCGGCCACTTTGTTTCGTGCAGGGCCGCTATTTCAAAGACCGCTTTTTGCTCGTCGTGTTCCGACGGGCCGGGAGTATTCCTTCGCGCTTGAGCCATTCAGCTTCCTCCATCAAACCTTGCCGTGACTTCGAGCAATACGGCCCCTCCGGTGTTGCAAGCCGGTTGCAGTAGTGCCGTTTGCTGTTCCAGGTGCAACACCGCTCGCAAATCTCCAATGGCACCTCTTTTGCCAAGACCAA